TTATCTTTTTTCCACTCATCGTATTCGGAAATCCGGAGAGACATTTCCATGACCTCTCCGGTCTCCACATTTTTAAATTCATATTGAGGCATTATTTATACATTCCAAATCTTTCAGTCACTACGACAAAGATCTCACACGTCTTTGAAGAGATGATCACCTCCTATCGAGAAAGTTGTTGAGTAGACGAATTACAATACAGTCTCGTTTGATAATACGTTAAATTACCTTGAGAGTATAGCGATTGTCGCCTTGCATCGTGAACGAACCTCTGAAGTTCGTTAATATCTTTGTTCAACTTTTCTTCTTGTCTCGACATAGGATTCTCCTTAGATTATAGTTTAATTGTCGAAAAGATTACTCGCGGATCAAATTTGGAAATGCCTCCTGTACAATTTTCTTGGTGATGTAACGGACAGGTGGTTTCTTTGCCACCATTTTTAAAACATACTCAGCATCCTCCGCGTGAACGGATTCTAGAAGCTGAATAAATTTATTCTCTCGTTTGTATGCGGGAAGCGTATCGCCTCGACCGCCTTCCACAAACCAACCAAACTCCTTGTGTTGTCTCAAAAGAGTAGACGGTGTAGATTTAGCTTTGTTTGGGGTAAAGGGGGGACGACCTTCGGGCAGATTAAACGTCAAGGAATCGTCAAACGTTCCGCGTAAAATATCCCGAAGGGCGCAGTTTTCTGTGTATTTTTTCAATACATCTAATCGATCTTCGCGGGAGTCAGCTTTCTTGTACTCCTCAAAGATCTCAAAGACTTCTTTACGAATGGTGTTCATATCTTATGCCTTCTCAATTGGATAACAGACATAACGTTTTCTCTCAATGAGAATTTCTTGTTTCGTAGTACATGCAAACAAGAACTGTCTTAGTCCGATATCATACCTAATGATTGTATTGCGATCTTGACCAACCTTTCTCTCTAATTGAGCGATGCGATTGTTCTTCTGATCTAACACTTTTATATATTCATCTTGTATCTTAGCTGTGCCACCAATCCAGACCAAAGAGCACAGCAAGGCACTGAGTGCCGCTGTATATAAAGTGCGCATTAGACTCTCTCCTTTGTCTATAATTATTTATAGACAGAGAGAGTTCTAGTCGGGTAGTTTGTCCACCTTTTTCTTGATGAATGTACGACCTTTGGTTGAAAAAAGTCGAGACTTAAATGGGATGAACTTACCACCTAACTCTTTCTGGTATCCGTGTAGGTAGGTGTTGCGTTCGGACGCATAATAAATGTAGTTGGAAGCTGCACCGCCCCAGTCCGTTGTTTCAATCAGTTGGTTGTACATCATTCATTTCCTTTATCAGTTCAATAGATTGAGAGAGACCATTGATCTCACCTTCACACAACATCCAAGAAGTTTTACGAGTACTTATTCTGGTACTCACTAAAGTTTCTTGATTGACAATGTCGATTTGAGACTGAAAGTGTTTTACTTCTCTCAGTCTCTCCTCGAGTCGTGCCAGTAACAGATCTACGTTCACGCAGCGACTGCCATCTCGACTGCGAGTTCTGCAGCCTTCTTCTTCTTGACACCGTTGGCACCGTACCATGCAGAAGTCATACGACCGTCAGCAGTACGACCCGCAACGTGGTCAGTTAAGTAGGTCACAGAGTTGAATGCTTGCCACCATGAACCGCGACCGAACTCAGCGCCTGGTTGAGTCTCCAACAACTCGTACGCCTTTTTCGCGTTAGGTGCGAGATCTTTGTACTCACGTACCTCATCAGCAGGTGCCTGTGATGGGAACAAAGTGTTGTAGTAGTTGATCAACGACTCTGCGGTGAACTGCTTAGAAGACAGGAACTGTGCCATCTCTTTGTACTGGTCAAACTTCTCGTGGGCAAGACCCAAGTGTTGCTTGACCATCTGTGGGTCAAACGCACGTCGGTGATTCACCTTGATTCCGTTGTTCGCAGAACCCTTGAGTGCAAGTGTCAGAGTGTTCATACAAGTCACACGGATCGGGGTGAATCGGATGTCAATAGACTTACCGTACTCGTGTGGGTTAGAGAACAGAAGGTATGAATCAACTTGATCGCCCTTCAACACGTCAAACGACTCCTTGATCTTCGCGAGTGCGTAGACGAACTTGCCATCTTTGAGTGAACCCGCAGAGTTCATCTCCATGTCACCAGCGGCGCAGTACTCGTTGAAGAATGTGAACGCCTCAAGGTTCTGACAGGGTTCCCAGTTGCCACCAACTTGGGTCAATACTTTATTGTCAGATGAACGCACGAGTGCTTCCATACCAGTAGGGATCAGATCAACGCCCTCTTTCGCGGCGTAGGTTGGGACTTTCTCGACTTCCCAGTTCACACCTGCTTTCTCCATCATCTGCACTGGAGTCAAATCATTAGATACGTTAGTACCGATACCCCAAGGGCAGTTTCCAACAGTAGCTGATGTCTCAATTTGTAATACGTTATTCAAACTCATAATTAAATATCCTCTGGTCGATAGGTTTCAAATAGTTCTTTGGCCTCGGCTTCAAGACCAAGTTCAGCGAGACGATCCATCGTCACACGAATGCGTTGGGACTCATCGCGTCCCTTCACGTAGTAACGATTGTCGTCAGAAAAGTGATAGAACCAATCGTGGTTCTGGAGCATCTGTTCAAGAAGCTCTAACTGTACGTCGGTTTGACTCATTACGCAGCCTCCTTTCGTTCGCGAACGTCCAAGATCATGTCACGGACAATCTCACGGTCGATGCTGTCACCGTCAAAGTCAAAAGACGGACGACCCTTGAATCGGTCGATCATACCTCCGCAAATCTCAGCGATAGTGAAGTCGTAACGGTAGATCGCGTCTTCACCGCAGTAGAACATCTGCATGTACTCGATGAAGTCGAGGACTTCGGCAACGGTCATTTCTGGATCGTTGGGTCGGAATGCACATCGGTAGTACTCAGTAACAGCGTGGATTTCTAAAATGTCAGTCATATCAAATCTCTCTCTTGATCATCAAATTACGTGGTAATTATAACACGATTTAAAAACATCTGTCAACACATTTTAAAAAAAAGTTAATGTTAATTTTACACATTTTTTAGAAACGTCCGATCGGTTCAATTACGGCATCAACTATCTGGATTGTGTTGTTCTTCCAGTACTTGTCATACACCACGCTTTCAAATCGTTTCTGTGCAAGTTCAAAAGACTTGTAGTAAGCCGCATTGAACGTGCACCCCCTCTTGTCCGTTAGGACTATTTTGAATTTATTATTATGCATAACTCTCCTTATGCCATCATTGCCTCAAGTTCGTCGAACTGTTCTTCGACACCATACATACCCATCTCTTTCTTGACGCGCCATTCCTCACGGACAGCTTCGTCAAGGTTGGTAAGCGAACACGCGTCCTTACCCATAGAGTCCTGTTCCCAGCGGCGAATACCGACAACCTCGTTTTCGAAGTTGAGCGCCTTCTGTTCGCAGTACAACTGACCGAAGTCTACCGACGCGTAGATCGCGGACTCCCAGAACTCGATGTGGTCTTCCTCACGGAAGTCGATAAGATCGACAACCGACTCAGAAATGATGTACTCCTCAGAGTACTCAGATGAGTGTTGAATAGATCGCTCAACATCGACCCACCACTGAGTGTTGGCGATATCAGCCGCCGACGCGTTGATGAAGTAGGTGTCGCCACCCTTGGACTTCCAGTGTTGAGGGCAGTAGCCCTCACCGTCCCAATCGTGGGCGCCGTAGTTTTCACGGAACTGAGTAGCGATAACAACAATGATTGAATTAGACATAATAAAGACCTCTAAAAATTTAGGCGTAAAAATCGTTACGGAAGCGGCGAGTCTGAGATTCAGCCTTCGCAAGAAGTTCAGACCAATCGCCAGTGTTCTCAGCGCGTTGAAGATCGCGATTCACCCAGCGACTCAAGTGTTGATTGGACTTCGCATCCATTGCAGTGTTACCTCTCGCGCCAGACTTCATTGTCCGCTGAAAGGGTTGATTGTTCAACTGATAAAAACCTGACATAACTTATCTCCTCATCACTTTACAAATACCATTATACACGTTTTTGAAAGAAAGTCAACACTTTTTTAAAACTTTTTTATGTTAATTTTCACACTCAAGTATAAAGTAAACCATAACCCATCATAAATCCAAGAGCCATACCCATACTAACTAGAATCAAGTAAGCAACGAAACCGCCATTACTAATCTCTGGTTCTTTGTTTCTCTCGCGACGAACAAAATCTCTATACGGACTCATACTGCCTTCTCCAGCTTCTCGATTTGGGTTTGAAGCGCGGCAATACGCGCCTCAACACGTGCGTTGTCTTCGGGAGACAACTCCCCACGTACCTCACAGAGGCACATCAACTCGTTATAAAGATTACCTACTACTGCATCCATTACACAATCTCCGAAATACTAATGAACCCATACTGGGGGTTGTTGAACATGTTGTCAAACATACCGACTTCGTCAAAACCAAACAACGACAAAGCGGTGCTAACGTCACCTTTCTCGAACACGACCATCTCGTGGCCCGAAGGAATTGAACCTACAAACTCATTAATGTTTTCAATCAAAATCATTACAATCTCACTCTCTATCTCAACTTTATGTAACCATTATAGTACATGTTTCGAAAAGACGCAAGAGTTATTTGTGGTAATTTGTCACATTTATTGGGGGAGATGTTTGGCGTGGATTTTACAACCGATGAACGCGTTGTAGTAGTCGTCTCTCAGGAGTACGTCGTACTCGAACTGGAGTTTTGCTTCGTAGTAGGAACACTCGCCTTTGGTTCGGCAGAGCTTGAGGATTTCTCGTTTGTAGTTATCGGCGCCGCGTTGCGCGACTGCCTCTTTTAGATCTTGGCTTGATCCGTAGTACCTGGGCCAGTCAGACTCTACTCGCGTCTTTACTTTACGCTTTCGAGTCTTAGTCACTGGCAGTGTTTTAGGTTTCCAAAAAAACTTTTTTCCGATATACTTCATGCCCGTGTCGAGCTCAGTAATCAGATACACAAACCCCTGATAGTCTTCAAGAAATCCATCTTCGGGTTCAAATGTGGTGTCTTCATATAACCAATCCATGAACCTATGTATAGGTCTGGTAAGTTATTCATCATCGGATGATATTTCCGATTCGACATCTGCACCACACATAGGACAATGCCTAGGCATTTCATCCTCGTATGGCACACGTACCACAGTGTGTATGTCACAAATCGGGCACTCGATAGTATATTCGGTGTCCATCACGCTACCTCTAATTCTATATCCTCCCAACCGAAGTCTTCACCTTCCATACCCGCAACAGAGTATTCTGTTACACGTTTTTCAAAGAAGTTGTCATGTGACGCTCCATTGAGCACCCAATCTAACCACGGCAATGGGTTTTTCTTTTGGTTGAATAACGGCTTCATTCCTAACTGAAGTAGACGACGGTCAGCAATGTGACGTATGTAGTCGCGGACTTCTTTCTTTGTTAGGCCTTGAACATCGTTACCTTTAAATGCAAGTTGAATGAACTTCTCTTCCAACCTGACAGCATTCTCAGCCATAGAATAAATCTTTGACTTGAGTTCGTCGTTCACGATGCGAGGATGTTCCTCACAAAACTCACGGAACAACTTTGAGTTACCTTGTACGTGAATGGTCTCATCACGGATGGACCACTCTACGATTGTCGCCATACCCTTCATCTTACCGAACCTCTGGAAGTTCAGTAGCATGACAAACGATGCGAAGACAGACATGCCTTCGTTGAACACTGACTGCGCTAA